TCTATGAACTGTGCCACCGCAAAGATCATTGTTTCTGCACTCATTTCATTTTCCTGTTATTGCTATTTTTTAATCATATTTCCAACCAAGGTATACATTCCTGTTTACCTCTATTCCATATTCCTAAAAGTAATTTTTAAAGATATTATTCTTTTCATTTCATCCTCTTTGATATGTGTGATGCCACATTACTCATGTGTTCATTCCGATGCCTTGAGAGTTTCGATGACAGGTATTTCGGACCTGATCCCGTCAGCGTCCAGTTTAAAACGTTTATAGCCTCATGAAGTTTGGCCGCATAGGGCACATTGAATCCGACATATAGAGTGAGAGCATCTTTTTTGATCTCCACTTTTTTGACTCGCTGTGATCGCCAGAGATGTCCCTCAAGGTGTGGAGCATATGGTTTTTCTGTAATCGCGTAGTTGATGATTTTTGCGCCCTCAAGAAACATCCCATCTGCGGCAGATGCTCTTACTTTTTTGTCAGCAAGATCAAACCCCGAGACAAACTTCGCTGTATCAAGGTAGAATCCCGTTTCTTTCTTTGCCATTTCTTACGCCAAATAAGCCTCGGTATGATGATGTGCAAATGAATCCTGTGGTTTTACCACTTTTATTATGCCCCGATCTATGCCTCCATAACGGAAATATAGATGCGTGCCTACAACCGCACCGGGCTTGAAGAATACCTTTGCTGAACTCATTCTCTCTTCACCCTTCTCGTCTAGGATTTTATGAAATCCCTCCATTATGCGGCACACAACGCCCGCCGTCACATTCTCAGATGTTTTCTTTCCCCATTTATCCTTAACATACTCGACCAGAGAACCGGTATTAATCAACAGGCTATCATAACTCATTGTTCATTCCTTCAATACCAAACCTATGCCCATATCTAATTTTTCTCGACTATTCCAGCAGTTTAGAGTCATCTTTAAATACCGCTTTTCCCTTGCAACCAATTCACGCCAGAACAATCGCACCTCTTCACGCTCTAGGAATATATCATGCAATGCAACGATATGCCTTGTCAATGGTTCGTAAATCTCATAGTCGCGCTTCACATCGTTATAGTCGTGGCCCGCATCAATGAATAACAAGTCAATCGGCTTGCCATCAAGTATCTTCTGTAGCTGTTTCAGTGTGCCGATATCATGAGTATTCCCCCGAATGTCAGGATTTCCATTTATATCAATACCAATATATTGAGCACCAAGTAGCTGTTCATAAAAAGCCCTCTGGCGATTGAGGGCGATGCCAAGCTCTACGACAATCGGGTGCTCAATCTCTCGATTCTTGAAATATGTCTCTACAAACTCCAGAAATGTCCGCCATTCCCTCGGCTGCTGCCAGGGTTTTGTAGCCATGAGCGCGGAGAATTGTTTTAAATTCATGCTCGATTAACCACCTTCCCGTTCTCATCTACTATCAAAAATCCTCGATACATATATTTACGCAATCCTTTCTTGAGTTTGGGGATATCGAATTTCCGACCCATTGCTAAATAGACAGACCACAGGGGAAAATTCAGCCCAACAGATATGGGCAAAAACATTCCCGCACCCAGGCGGGGGTTCATTTCTGTCACTTTGGGCGTACCATCTTCGGCTAATTTTATACTCGAGTTTATGGTATAGCTGAGCTTCAACTCTTCTGCCATATACTTTCCGATTTCAAGAATCTCGGGGTGCTCTGCAAACGTCACCCGATCTGCGGCACTGAGAACAACTTCGCTTTCCTCTCTTAGCCCCCCTCGTATAACCTTGTGCGTTGTGGGATCTAACAATAAATCAACTTCCCACTCCTGCCCAGGCAGATATTCTTGGAGCAAAATATCATTGAATTTCCTGCCTTTAAAAATCTGTTCTAAGATTTGAGAATTAACAATTATTGAATAGGGTGCCTTATTTCGATATTGAGCATAGAGATCAAGGTTGTCATCAACAATTTTCAATCCTATGCTTCCTTTACTTACATAGGGTTTTATTACAACCCTTTTGTCTGGAAAGCCTAGTTTTTTCATTTTTTCCTGCATATCTTTCCAATTCGTAGCGAACTCAAAATTGGGAATAAAGGACTTTCCCTCGAATCTCTTTGACATCAAATATCTATTATTGGCAACCGTTAATCCCCCAAAATCAGAAACACATACCTTGCAGCCCTTTTTTTGGAATTCTTTTTTATGTTGAGACAGCACCTCAAGCTCAAATGTAGCTAACGGCAGAATTACATCTATCTTTTCTCTCGCTACTATCTCTAGCATCTTTTTAATATAGAAAACATCTCGGCCGGCGGGAACAATATAAAATGCATCGACTAAATATTTCGCTGGAATATCCCCTTGCATGTCCGTTCCTGTAATTTTGATATCAGGATCCCCCCTCAAACCCTGGATTAGTGACGGACCGCCAGGACAACCGACTGCCGTCAAGAGGACACTAATCATTTTGTATCTCTCTTTCATAATTGTAATAAATAAGATAATTGAACGCAATCCAAGCAAAAGTCCTGGTAAATTTATGTCGCTCTAAAAAGCGCATCATTCCCTGGTTAAAATCTGCCGTGCATGTCGTAGCTTTGATAGCGTTATTTTTTTTTGCATCCTGCGTGAATTTCTCTATAAATAACGTGCCAATACCCAAATTGCGATAGTTGCTTAAAACAAAAATCTTACTCAGCCGTAGTTCATCTGGAGATTTTAAATAACAAATGACAAACCCCACTAATTCATCTTTATCAAACGCCAGATAGCTGCAATTCCATTTCTGGGGAAGCTCTTTAAGTACGTGCTCCTTTTTCCAATAATCATAACTATGCCCAACCATCTCTCGTTTATATTTAATTAATTGCAATATTTGTTTTAAATTATCATCACATCTTTTGCGCGTTAATTTTACTAGCTTAATGGATTGTATTTTCTTTTTCATCTCAACTGCTTTTTATACAGATAAACTGTAAAATCATTTTTTTTATAATCACACCTCAGCACATATCTATTAGTAAGCCGTTCCACCACCTCCAGAATATCGCGATACCTTGTATAATGAGCTATGGGACGCCTCTTTTCTTGCCTGAATCTCAGGAAATTTATTGCTACCCCTAATTTAGAAATCTTGTAACATTCTTCTATTATCAGCCAAGTCCGCTCATCCCAATTAGCACACTCAAAATTGAATAATCCAGAAGCGATGATATAATCAAATCTGTTTCTCTCTAAAGTATCATCCATTATATCCCGGGGAATTTCAAGTACATCCAGACACGAAATCCTCAATTCTGGAAATTTATCGTTAGCTTGTTTAACAATTTTAGGGTTTATATCTATTCCAACATATTCGCTAAAATTCACTCCCTTTTCTTTACAAAAATAATAAAATTCTCCCAGCCCACAGCCAACATCTAGAACGCTTTTATTCGTAAGATCATCTATTTCAGACAATATTTTAAACCTCAATAACTGTACAGTTTTATTTCCCCAGAATTTATACAACTTTCCGGGGGTGGATTTATTAAGATAGCGCTTATCCATATATTCGATTGCGGGGTTTTTCATTATAGTTTCTCTAATATCTTACCGATCCTTTGAACTCGATTCTCCACGCTATGATTTGTCCTGACAAACTCCATACCCGCAAGACGGATCTCTCTATATGCTTCTGGGTTATTCAAGCAGTAATTTATTTTTTTAAATATATTTTCTCTGTTTACAGAAACGTAATTCTTATCTGCAATAAAACCCACCTCCCTGACATCTATGGAGTCTTCGGCTAATAAAAGACTCCCGGTTGCTGGCACCTCATAATATTTTGCTATCGGTGTGGCAATTTTGCCATATCCGATAAAAGAACAAAAATATCGATTCAAAGCCTTCGCATAGGCATCGTGTATAGCACCCTCAATTATGTTTATTGAATCTCCAAATGGCGTTTTCCACCTGGGGTGCCTCATAATATCTATCCTTTGTGTCTGAGGGCTGCCTTTTAAGACTTCTCCCACTACCCAGTTCCTAAAAAAATACCATTTCGCCGTATTGCCCGAAAGTAGACACCTCATCAGAGGGTATTCATTGAATTCTAAATCTGCATATCGTTTATGCGGGGCAAAAAAGGTTGGGAAAACCTCAAATTTATCTACATATTCAGGCCAGCGCTTTCCGAAAACCCTTCCAAATGAATTGCCTAACAAATAATTCGCACGATCGAATGCAGAAACAATCATAGAGTCTGAGCGTAAAAAAGCATGAAATCCGTCAAGGTAGAGGATTACTTTTTTGTCAGAAGGAAGAGATGTTGATTCTCTTATCAGATTCTTGCCGTGAACTCCCGCCTGAATGAGATAAAGATCAGCAACGATTCCCTTGAGCGAATCGGCAAAGATAAATTCGAATCCGTACTCTTCACAAAGCCTGTCAAACAAGATGAAAAAAGAATCGGTATAAACCCCTCGAATTTGATGGTACATTTCAGGCAAAACAACAACTTTCCTCACTTGACAATCCACCTTACGATATTGAATGCCTCTGCATAACCAGCCTCCACCTGGACACCCCGAACGCTCATCAACGCCTTAATACCGTGGGTGGTAACTGGAATTCTCCCAAGATTCATAAGCCTGATTTCCTGGGATTTATAACATTTCAGGGCGCTGATCTTTTTCTCGACGTGAGAGTCTTTGAGAAGAATGAATGCCGTGGCTTCAAAAGTGATATTGTTCCAGACCATTTCATAGCCCAGAATCGAAGTAAATTTAAAAGCGCGGAAACCCTCTTCGGCAATAACGTGATGATCTTGATGTATATCATATTTCGAGGGCATGAAAACCAATTCTGGCCCTATTCTCTTCTTGAGTATTAGCAACTCCTCAAGTATTTCTTGGCGGAATTGAGGGAATTTTCTCACCGGGTATCGATATATAAACAAATTCTCTGGTAAGATTCCAAGGATTTCTGCCGATGCCTTGGCTTCATTTAATACGATGTCTTTCGGCAAGCTTCTCGGTACGGCCTCCTCCATGATTGAAAATGCAGCACAATAAACCTCATTCCCCTCTTCTACAAATTTAGCGACACTCCCCCCACACCCCATCTCGAAATCATCTGCATGGGCAGAGAGTAGAAGTATTTTCATTTCCTTTTCCACGCTGTTACCATTGCCTTTTCCGGAACGATGAAATCTCGCACCTCCCATCCCCGCTCTTTGAAAAAGGGTTTCGCATAAGAATATTCCCAGCGCTGTGAATCGTCTAGGATAATATATCCCCCTGGTTTTATGTGTTCAGCTATTCGTATGAGGCTCAAAACTCGCCCACGACCATCTATGAAAGCAAGATCAAACGGCCCCTTGATATTTGTCGGCCCCTGTGTCGGATACGTCGGGTCGAATCTAAGGTCTACATTCTTCAGCTCTTTTTCTGCGATTAGGTGATATACGAGATGATACCAATCTTTGTTTGTTTCGAAAGAGACGATGCTTTTGACGCGCTCTGCGAACCAGACTGTAGAGCTTCCGGCCCCTGTCTCTAGCATTACGGTATCTGTGCCGATAATCTTTTCGACGAATTCAAATGCTGCCATGTTTATATGTGGCCGCCCATCGGTACTCATATATTTCGGCATCAAATTTTTTGGATCTTTGACTAGCATTTAGTACACCGATTTCATCCATTCTAGAGTTTTCGGTATCCCGATCTCTAGGGGAGTTTTCGGATCATGGCCGAGTACTTTTCTAGCCTTCTCAATATCCGCTTTTTTATCAACAACATTATGCTTGTCTTCTGGTAAATATTTGACCAGATCATCGTTTTTTCCCAGGCAACCCAAAACAATATTGTTCGCCTCCTCTATGCTCCGGAACATATGCCCCCCGATATTATAGACTTCTCCGGGTATGAATTTCTCACATACCGTAGCCATCGCAGGGATTACATCATCAATATACATAAATGTTCTGTGGTATCCCAAGTAGACTTGATAAGGAATGTCAAAAAGCGCCCGATAACAGAATAGGCAGATGACACTCCGATAATTATGATAATATTCGCCAGGACCATAGGCGTTGAAAAGGCGCAGACGCACGCATTTACTTCCATATCGTTTCTCAAAATTCATAATCTGGATCTCATTTACCCATTTTGTTATGGCATAATCATTTAGCTGCATTATCGGCATCTCAAGCGGGAGGTCCTCAGAGAGCGCAACCCCATGATCGTCACCATAGATTTCAGACGAGCTTGTAAAGATCAGCTTGAATCCCCTCTTCTTCTGCCACTCAAGGATATTCCTCGTGCCGATTACATTCGTCTCCCATAGATTCTCATAATACTCTTCTCCGTTCATCCTACCGAACTCTGCCGCGAGATGATAAACGAGATCATAATCAGCGGCCTCGAAGATGCGCCCTAATTGTCTGTGTTTTGCTATATCGGCCCTAATGTAATTGGTGTCTCGATGATGAAAGAGGTCGCATTGCCAGACCTCATGCCCCCGTCTCGACAACTCCTTAACCAGCGGTATGCCAATAGTTCCCTTGCTCCCTGTTACTAATATTTTCATGTCTCCCCCTTCCAGTATTCAGTTATTCCATACGGCATCAACAATTTTCTCAATCGTTCATTCTGCGCCTTGTAATGTGATCTCAGCCATCCCCTTACTTCCTTGCTCACCAACGGAGGGCCGTATTTAGCTTTTCGCCATTCAAGTGGATCGTAATATGTCTTTTCAAATTTCACGGTATGCGCATCTGTATGCGAAATTCCAGCCCGCATCGCTATGTGCCGAGTATATGGTGCCGGTAGCTCAAAAAATGCTTCACTTGCAATGATTAGAAGCTGATCTCGATCAAAGTGTCTGTACCAGCGCTCTAGATGCTCTGCATAATGACCATGCTTGACACAATGATGATTGCTGTCAATAAGCACCTCGGGATCACTGCCGAACTTATCCTGATTCCACCAATAATGACTTATACATCGAGCTACGGGTTCACGCAGCAATGCGACCAGCTTCACGTCAGGTAAAGTATTTTTGATCCTTCCCGGAGCTACTTCTGATCCCAGATAAAATGGTGTCGCTTCGAATGCCATGTCGTTCTCAGGTGCTTGTGTAAATTGATTCAGATACCATTGATGACCTTTGCCCCAATGCTGATTGAAATAATGTAGTTCTTTTATAGGTTGTCCCCAAAGTCCGGGGACCTGACAAAGCATGTGAAATAATGTGCTCGTGCCACAGCGAGGAGCGCCGATTATAAGTAGCTCGGGAGATTTCATCAAAGTGTAATTTCCCCGGATACGATCATATTCTCTAGCGCTTGCATCTCATCTTTAAGCACACGCCGGCAATCGCCCCACAGTATGATATTGGCTTTCTTTTTACCGAAAATCTTAGCTGCGAGCAATCTAAATTTACCCTCTTCGATCTGGCCACATTTGAGACAGTAATAGACTGGCAACGCCAGCCCTCTCTCTAGCATATCATTGATCTGCTTCCAGTTATGCCAATCGGCACGACACATTGCCAGCCCCCTTTCAATCGGCAGCTTGAACATCGGGTGTTTCAGCGACACGCCCGTAACCATCGTATTTGGTGGTAACGTCAATAAATCAATCCCCCTGCTCCATGCTATTTGTTTAATTTTTTTCATTATCTTCTCTCCCATTCAAGGCATTGTTCAATCCACGCCCATATACGCTCAGGCGTACAGCTTGTAAGAAACAAGTCTTTTGCAGCCGAACCAATGGTCTTGCATTCATCGCGATTTTCTCGACACCACTCAATTTTCTCTATAAGGTCAGAATAATCATCTGCGCACCTCACATAATGCATGCCGGGCATCGGTTCTCTCCAATGAGGCAGTAGTATATCCAATTTCGGCGATATCGTGCATGCGCCAAATGCCCAGTATTGCAATTGACCGCGATCTAGCATATTATTTCGTGCTCCCGGCACACATACGCTTACAAGGCAATTTGCTACCTTGTGCCAGAAACGTGGTTTACTGGTTATGGATATATCGAAATTTTCCCCATATTGCTTTGCAAGCATGGCCTGTACTTTTTCACGCCGCTCCTTGGCTCCAGCGCCGGGCTTTTGATTGTTGAGCACTAAATTACTCTCTGCTATATATTGCAAATCTTTCTGGAGTTCATGATATTCATTCCAATCATAGAAACTAATGGGCGTCAATGGGTGAATATGTGGCATTTTGGCGTGGATATGTTTTGAATAATGAAATTTAAAGGTTACGTCAAATTCTGCTAAATTTCCAGGAGTCCACGAGTGATCACAATAATCGATAAGCAGGCGTTTATCGTCAATTCGAACTTCAAGTTCATCATTTACAGCATCGTAATATTGTAGGTTTACACCGGCAGCCTTAACTAATTCTATGAAAAACAGATAATGTGTATGATAATATTTCTGTTCTTTTTTGTTTGGTACTGCTATGCTTTTAATCATCTACCTATCTGCCCACCTTCCTTCTGTAATGAGATCAAAGGTCGTTCCCCAGATGAACTCTTTGGGTCTACGCTGGCTTGAAATACCCCTATCTCGAAGTTTGGTTTGTTGTACTAATGAGTTTGTTTTGTCCCTGAGATGATGATGTAAAAGCGTTGCGGTCTCGACATAAAAGAATTTATTATTTACTCGAGCATAGCGCCCGATCTCAAAATCACAACTGAAGTGTATGAAGTCTGGACACATTACATGCCTGCGGGGGAAATGCTCAATAAACTTCCGGCCCATCAACCCGATTGCCCCCTGTACGGCCGTAGGTTTCTGCTTCATGCCGATAAGGCCGTCGCCACCGGGAAAATGAGTCTCCATCGCTTTAACAAGCTCGGCTATCATTATGGGCGGAAACTCTAAGTCATCCACAGCATAAAGCACTCCGTCTCCTCGGGCATATTGCATGCCCCGATTGATTGAATAGACCCAATCCCGACGATCTTTATTATATATTACGGCTACAGGCCATTTGGCGACAATCGGCAACAAACTTGGATCACCATCAATAACGACGAAAATAGTCACATCCTTGTGTGTGCTGTTTAATATGCTTTTGACATTTTTCTCTAATGCAGCCGGGCGGCCTCGCGTTGGGATAATTACATCTACATGCATTAATCTTCCTTTCTCAATAGTTTGAAATCTCGTCCCCATAAAAGCCCAGCTTTGCGACGCTCATCAATATAGTAGAAATCCTGCACCTCCAAAGGCTTTGCGACCCTGTATGTGGCGTCTTGAAGGCGGTGATGAATGACTCGCGCCTCATCGCATATGTGAAGGCGGTGGACGCTGCGGGCAAATCGGCCCAACTCAGAGTCGCTTCCATAATGCACATAATCTGGACATAGTGCCGATCGATTAGGAAATCGCTCGATGAATCGATGCCCCAATAATCCAAACGCAGTGCTACAGCCGATGACATTCTGTTTGATGGCTACTAATCCGTCGGTATCCGGCGCCTCGGCCTTCAGTTTCTCAACAGCAATCTCAATACATTGTGGATCGAACTCAAGATCATCACTCCCATAAATAACAGCCCCATGTTTTATGTGTTGCAATCCTCGGTTTGTGCTCCATACCCAATCCATGCGCTTCTCATTGAACATCACTTCAGCCTGTAAGCTACGGGCCAATGGTAATAGCGTCTGATTGCCATCTACTATGATCAACACTGATAGATCCTTGTATGAACTGCCATGAATCGTCTCTACCGTTTTCTGCAACAACGGCCAGCGATCAAACGTAGGGATTGTTATAGTAACGTGCATCAAATAAACTCCTGATATGCTTTGACATATTTCTTTACACATTCGACGGGATGCCAATTTTGCAATACCCAGAGCCTTGACATCTCCCCTATCCGCTCTATGGTCTTCGGGTTATCAATGAGCCACAACAATCGCTCTTCCAATGTTTTCAGATTGGCATATATGAACGGCTCTTTTTGCACCTTATTCAAGACGACGCATCCAAAACAGGCACCCTCTAATGAGGTGCGGTGCCAATTGCCAGTCACCACATCGTCGATCAGGATATGACTTCTTGCTTTCATCCTCAAATTCTGCATGTACGGCTTTCCTTCAATCCAGATAATCTCTATGTCCCGCTTAGTTGCCACTCGATCAAGAACTTTTTTGACTTCATGATAACCCTTGCTGTTCAGACTCCCGACTGCCAATCGTGTCGTCGGCGCGAATGCTATCGAGATCTTTAGGTTCTTCTTTATAGGATAATATTCATCTGGATCGATCATATTCGGAAGCGATGGCAATCCATACTCTTTCTCATGTAGCGGTTGATTTATTGTATAGCATTTATCGGCAAATTTCATTAATTGCGCCCAATTCCCTAATCTTGGCAAGGAGTGGAACTGTGCGATAATGCCCTGTTGACGCTTGAGCGTTGTCAATGGTCCGCTCAAATAATTATGAATATGCCAGACATCGCCTTTAAGAAGTGCCTCTTTGCAATAACCGTTATCTGAATGCCATAGTAAAGAATGTGGAAATACCCGCCCATCATTATAGCCTATCATTTCATTGATGAGAGATACGTCATGGAGCGTATATTTCTGGAGTGCCTTGAAAAGCTCCCACGGAGCGCCGGCCAGGGCCGTCTTGCTATAGATTACGATTCGGATCTCAACCCCCCCTCATCCATGCGCTCAATATCATCGGGATCAATAGTGATCTGATAGATTTCATAACACTTTGTATCTTCGATTGCCTCGAATCGATGAAACAATCGCGGACCTACCGTTGTTAATTGTCCACCTCGTATGAGGGTGGTATCAAGGATTTTTATACCATCCTCATCCCAAACCTGGAGAAGCAATTTGCCCGATATGACATGGAAGAGATTTGTCTTACCCCTCGGGTGTCTGTGCTTGCTACAATAGCCACCTTTTTTAATCTCTAGATAATGAGCCTCAACGCTCATGTTCCCGAAAACAAGCATCGTCGTTCCCCATACTTTACCTTTTACAATCCCCGTTTCATTCAATGTAATATCCTCCCTGGTGACATCTTTTTAAAGCACTCAAGCGCAGAGCTTGGATTAAGGTTGATGACTCGGAAATCAGTCGGCGCCAACTTATCGGCGGCTATCTTAAAGTATCCCTTCCATTTCTCCGCATCCTCTCTTTTCTGCTTGAGTATATGCCCATCATGCCAATGACTTTTGCCATTCTCATGCTTACAATCGAATCCGAGTAAATAGATTGGATTTGCTCCGAGACATACCGCTAAATTGATTGCAGCATACCCAGAATTATCTCCATGACAGATACCTTCCCGCATTGATGATAACGAGAAGTTGCGCAATCCGTAAAAATAGTTCTTTTCGACACGGACGATGAAAAATTCCTTCGGTAATCCTATCGTATAAGTACAGAGCCAGACCTTGTAGGCTTGCGATGCCATGAATTTTGTCTTCGTCTCAGCCCCATCTTTCATTAGAGCATATTTGTCATTTACAACCCAATTCAGAAACCTCGTGTCCATTGAAAATATGATTGTTGGTTCAAAACGTTCGAATGCTCGATTGACACCGATTGTCCTGTATCCTTTCAATTTCGTCCAGTCAAAGTTCTTGAGACTCGGCCCGCCGCCTACAATAAAACACGGCTTGTTATCCCACGCACCATCTGGCAGCACCTCCCAGAGCCAGCGGTTCTGAAAGCGATCCGTCGCAAATAGAGTCGGTTTCTTCATGATGCCAGTATCACAGGCTTTCTCTGTTTCAGATAGTGACGCAGGATTTTATCCACAGACGGGATACCCGTATAGATGCCATCCTTGAGATATCCGGTAGTGCCTAATTTATAGCTGTAATCTCCGATCTTCTCACTCAAATATCCGCCGGCCGCCTCAATTGTCCCATCATTTACAGCATCAACAAACCAGATTATCGCCTGCTTGATCGGCTCCGGTACTGTTTCACCATATGTGCCGACAATTCTTATGTTGTTATAACCGCGCGGAAAGAGCCCGCGATCATAACTCTCGCCAAGCCGATATGCAAGTTCAGACCAATAGCCCGCCTCTGCAACGGCGGCTCCAGATGCACAGAGATCAAGGTAAATCGAGTTCTCATCAAAATCATACCAACTTGTAATAAGCTCGATATCACAGATATAGACTGCACTTACAGTTATGATATCAGCTCGTAGTGGGAGTGTCAGCCGGTTCTTGCCGTTTCCATTAATTTCAATATCAAATGCCTTTACGTAGAAATGCCGCCCGAGAATCTTTTCGATGAATTGTTCAGCAAAAGCGATTGCTGTAATCTTTTCGGCATCTGTCGTGCCGGACGGCCATGAGTCTACATCAGAGGGGTTTATATAGTTTCCGATAGCACACCTCCTTTAACGTGCGTAATAAAAAAGGGGAGCCAAACAAGCCTCGGGGGAGGAGTCGTTCTATTAAAACGACAAGCTGTCGGCTCCCCCTGATTTCGCATCTTTTGTTATCTCAGATGTGTATCGTCCTATTCGATCACCCGTTTCTGTGCGACTTTGATATAATCAACATACAATGCCTTGATTGCGGCCTCATCGTTTCTGATTCCAAATCCAATGCGCATTTCTTCATCGTCGGGGATGTTTGTGGTCCAGCTTCCGGTAGCGAGACAATATTCATCGCTATCGCGGAATACAAACCAATGCACCGTTCCGGCACCATCGTAATGAAATCCGACTCTTCTCCAAACAAGATCCTCTGCATCCTCTGTCGTATCGACTCTTTTAATGAGTACGAGCTTCTTCATCGTGAAGGTGCCCGTTATTCCAGCCTGTGCGGCCATCTTCCTCAGCGCATTGATACCGAAGTGCAAATAATCGACCTTGGGACCCTCAATAGATCCCTCGAGAATTTTCACCTCGACAAACGGCCATTTCGAGAGCTCCTCTAATGCTTGACAATTGTCAAGGTTATCATGAACTCGATTGCTCTCTAGGTAGATATTGCCTATACAGGTAGGAAAATGTTGTGATCTTCCGTAGTTGGTTACTGTCGCTCTAAATCCCTGCATTTTAGCATCTGTGTGTCATGCATCTCAGGAATACGACTGCATTGATGTTTTCGATCGCATAGCACATGCGGATTGTATAGAAGAAATAGGTCGCATCATCAGGCGGTACTCTCCAGGTCTCTACGGTGATTTTGCGCTGAATTCCTATGATGAGATTGTTCTTCGGGGTAAGCAATACGTCGGTATATGCTCCACCTCCGACTAATCCGTATGTTCCATCGGCATCCTGCCCGAGATCGGTTGGCATGAGCGGCACATCGATAATCGGAACACGCCCGTACTGAGGGGGAACCTTGCCTGAAAAGATATCATCTCCGAGTGACGTTGGCCTAGCGCTGAGAGCCTCTAGGTAGTCCTGGGTCACGAGATCGCTATTGAGGAAGGCCAGGTTGCCAAGACCATTCATTTTGTACTTGCTGGGCATGTTTTTGAGCATCATGTGATACTTGAACTCCCAGTTATACGGAGCATTCGCATCCTGCTCCGCAATGCTGCCAGCAAGTTTGAAATCCGCAGCGGCATCTTCTGCATCTTCAGCACAACTCGCTCCACTCTCGCAAAGGCAGGCATCTTTGATATCAGCCGCACCACAGACCTCATTATAATACGTTTCTCCGAGCGCACTATGATTGATCTGATATCGCCAACCGTCGAATTTGCTACGCAGGTTGTCAGCAGCATAACTATTGAGACCCGCCGTATCTGACATATACGCCACATCCTCGAGCTGGTTTGCAATTTTTCTCGTAACTAGAGAGATGAGATGGTTCTTGAATGTCGCTTCATTCTCTACGTGCTTGATATCCTCGATGTCATCGTCGAATATCGGGAATGCGCCCCTTGCCTTTTCTGTGGTCAATCGAATGCGGTTCTGGATCCACTGCTTTTTGTATTTTGATTCATTGAAATTCTCGGCGGGAAAAAGAAAGTCAGCATCACCGAAACCAATATGCCGAATATACTTCTGCGGCTGGCCCATGCGCTCAATCCGCGCGTAGTTTTTCATCACCGATTCATCAACAAGGCAATCAAGGAATTTATCGGCTTCCTGAGGCGGCAATTCGATTTCCGGCATCGAGATCAGGTTGTAGTCTTTATTGACCTTGAACCGACTGAGCAATTCTTTTGAAGTTTTCATTTCGATTCTCCTGTTATTTCTTTTCTGGTCCAAAAAATTGGATTGACGGAAAATTGTCCTTTACTTCATCATCTTTTTCCACGTCTTCCTTGTCCTGGTCTTTGAGCTTCTTCGAGATACCCTTTTCTTTCAAGATCGGCTTGAGTGCTTCATCAATGGAATCCTTGATGAGAACCTTGATATCCTCTACGCTTTTCTCACTCTTCTCTTTCTCTTTCCTGTCGGCCTCTTCTTTCTCCATGCGCTCGAGTTTGTCTAACTTGTCGAGCGTCTCTGTTGACAACTTTTCCTCTTCATCGTCACCCTTTTTCTTTTCGTCTTTCGCCCCTAGCATCTTTGCACATATATCCCGGATTCTCTCGATTTGCGCCCTTGTCGCCTTCGACAGAGATGCGCCGACCTTTTCGATGTTCTCGATGAGGTATTTTGAAAAGTCTTCGTCCGTCAATTCAGCCTTTTCCACAACACGGCCACAGCTCGCATGCTTGAGCAGCGTAAGTTGGGCCTTCATAAACTCCGGGGGAAAAGAATCGCTGTAAACCTCGATGGCATTCAGAGCGCCAGTGATCGCCTCGACGGACTCGTCGGGCAGTTCCTTGGCCTTCGCAATGTCTTCCTCAGTCAATCCTTCTTCCTTGAACAAACCCTTGAGCAGTTCTATGAACTTCTCCATTTCTTTCTCCTTCTTAATAAAGAATTTTTTACGGTTTGCTGCAGATTCGACAAGCGAAAGCTCATCGATGACTATTTCTTTCAGCTTTCTTTGCTTTTTCATTCAAGCA